GCAAGGGTGTTGGCGGTGCAGGAAGCCAACCCTAGCGCCGCCGTTGCAGCCGTTAAAGGCAAGGTTGCATTGTTTGGGCTTGATGCGCCTGCACGGTCAAAGACTGAACACACCTCACCAGATGGCAGCATGACGCCGCAAGCCGGTATTGATCTATCCAAAGCGCCGCCTGAGTTGCTGGAATGGATCGTGGCCCAAAACGATGCTGCTAACAAGCAATAGCGCGCATGAGGCCGAGCGTATTCGGTGCGCGCAATCTTTCGCATATTTCATTAAGCGCGCATGGCCGCATATCATCCCCGACAAGCTGCGCTGGAATTGGCACATGGACGCTATGGCTGACCATATGCAAGCGCTGGCAACGGGCGGCATATCAAGCAATCGCCTATTGATCAACGTGCCGCCAGGCGCGTCTAAATCCACCATTGTTGGCGTGATGTATCCTGCATGGCTATGGGGTCCGGGTGGGCAACCGTGGCACCGCTACATCGGGGCCGCGCATGAACAAGGGCTGGCCGTGCGTGATAACCGCATGACGCGTGAACTTGTAACTTCTGAATGGTATAAGAACCTGTGGCCTCTATCCCTAAAAGGCGACCAAAACGAAAAGCTATATTTTGAAAATGATGCGTGCGGGTTTCGGCAGGCTTGCGCGGTTGCGTCAATGACGGGGCGGCGCGGGCATACCATTGGACTTGATGATCCGCTTTCACCAGAAAAGGCCCACAGCGATAAAGAGCGTGAAACGGCGTTGCGCGTGCTGTCCGAAACCATCCCAACACGCCTAAACGATCCAGCCACGTCCGCAATCGTGATTGTAATGCAGCGCTTGCATGAACGCGATCCAAGCGGTTTTGTTTTATCCGAGGCGCTTGGATACGAGCATCTTTGCATACCAATGGAATTTGAGGCCGCGCGCAAATGCACAACATCAATCGGCTGGACTGATCCACGCACGGTCGAAGGCGAATTGATGTTTCCTGACCGTTTTCCGCAAATGGTTATTGACCGAGATAAGCGCGCGCTTGGCATCTATGCTTGGGCTGGGCAAATGCAGCAAATGCCAAGCCCATCGGGCGGCGGCATATTCAAGAATGAATGGTGGCAGTATTACACCGTTGCACCACGCACCGAATGGCGCGCGATATACGCCGACACAGCCCAAAAGACGGGGCAGCAAAACGATTATAGCGTGTTGGAGTGTTGGGGGCGAACATACACGGGGCAAGCGGTGCTTTTGGACATGCTGCGCGGCAAGTGGGAAGCGCCGGAATTGCTAGTCCATGCGCGCGCATTCTGGGCCAAGCACTCAATCACGGAAGGCGCTGGGCCGCTGCGCAAAATGGCAATTGAAGACAAGGTAAGCGGCACAGGCTTAATCCAGACGCTAAAACGCGAGGGCATACCGGTCATTGCAATCCAGCGCGACCGTGACAAGATCACGCGGGCATATGACGCAGCGCCAATGGTTGAGGCTGGCAATGTCATGTTGCCACGGTCCGCGCCTTGGCTTTCCGAACTGTTGGCGGAAGCTTCAGCTTTCCCAAACGGGGCGCATGATGACATTCTTGACCCCATGATGGACGCCATTTCGGACATCCTACAAGCCAAGGCCGCGCCACGCATCCGCGCGCTATAGCCTTTCACAGCGTTATATTGTAACATGCCACAAACTGTATAAGGGCCACCGCATGAAATTCCCACGCATTTTCGGACGCACTGAACAAAAGGCCAGCGCGACCGGCGCAATGATGGTAATGGCACCGGGCGAGGCTGTATGGTCAAATCGTGATTATAAAGCGTTTGCGGACGAGGCTTATCGGCGTAACGTGGTAGCCTATCAGGCCGTTAACCGCATTGCAGATGCCGTTGCATCCGTGCGATGGACGCTATGGCGCGGCGAGACTGAAATCATTGACCATGAAATTCTAAAGCTACTCGACCGCCCAAACCCTATGCAATCAGGTGCGCAATATATTCAAGCCAAGATCGGCTACCTGCTATTGTCTGGAAACGGATACGAGGAGCGGGTAAAAGTAGGGCAGCAAATTCGGGAATTGTACCAGCTACGCCCTGATCGCATGAAGGTCTTGCCAAGCGATACAGGCTTCCCGCGCGGGTACACCTACGAAATGAATGGCCGAAAGCATCAATGGGATGCGGACGAGCAAACGCAAGACTGCGATATTCGGCATATCCGCATGTTTAACCCGCTAGACGATTGGTATGGGCTTTCACCCGTTGAGGCGTCAGCTTATGCAATCGACCAGCACAACGAGGCTATGGCGTGGATGCAGGGGTTGCTGCAGAATAGCGCGCGGCCATCCGGTGCGTTAGTGATGGCTGGCGAAGCGTCTATGGGTGATGAGGCATTTAACCGCCTAAAGGCCCAGATGGATGAGCAATACACGGGATCAAAAAACGCGGGCAGGCCAATGTTGCTAGAGGGCGGGCTAGATTGGAAGGCAATGGGCCTTAGCCCAACGGATATGGGCATCATTGACGCCAAGAACGCCGCCGCGAGGGATATTGCTCTTGGCTTTGGCGTGCCTCCCCAATTGCTTGGCATCCCCGGCGATAATACATATTCAAACTACGCCGAGGCGCGTTTGGCGTTTTGGGAAGATACGGTCGTGCCGTTGCTGGATTGGATTGCTCAAGATTGGTCTGAATGGCTGACCGGCGGCGAATTGATGCTAAAGCCGGACCTTGACCAGATCCCCGCCATTGTTGAAAAGCGGCAAACGCTTTGGGACATGGCGGACCGTGCTACGGATTTGACCATTAACGAGCGCCGCGAATTGAAGGGGTACAAGCCTATCGCTGGCGGCGATGCGCTGCTGGTTAATTCATCGCAGATCAGCTTGGATATGGCAGTTGAAAGTCTTTTGAAGGACGAAAATATCGCCAAACTTGAATTGACGCCGGATGACATCAAAGCATGGGTATACGGTGCGCAGGCTAATTGACCAAAACCCGCGCCGGGAACAACGGCGGCAGGTGATCTTGATGGATCGTCTTGAAGATGGATTTGCGCGGCGCGTGCGTGCCGAGTTGGCGCGGGCCATGCGGGATATGCTGGACGTGTACGAGCATACGGGCGAGGTGCCATTAGCGCGTGACCATATCGACCGGCTTACCGCGCTTTATCAGGCAATGGCAATCGCGACTATGGCGGTGTTTGGCGGGCGCGTTGTGCAGCAAGGCAAGGATAGCGGGCAGGCGCTTGAGACTAAAGACTTCGCAGGAACAATGGCGCGGATTGCCTTGGCGTATATCGCGGGCGAAATGTTGCGGGCGCGGATTACGCGGGTGGCAGATACCACGCGGCAACAAATCTTGAATGCGGTTGACCGTGGTTATCAGGAAGGGCTTGGGCAATTCGGCGTTGCAAAGCTAGTCCGTGAGGCTATCCCGATCATGACAACCGCCCGCGCGGCGATGATTGCTCGCACGGAAACGCACGGGGCCGCTAACTATGGCGCGTTTGCCGCTGCGGATGAAACTGGCCTATTGCTTGATAAGGAATGGATCAGCGCCGAGGATGAGCGCACGCGGGAAGATCACGCGCTTGCCAATGGGCAGATAGTGGCCAAAGACGTGCCGTTTGACATCAATGGCGAGGCTATGATGTATCCCGGAGATCCGGCTGGCAGTGCTGCGCAGGTTATCAACTGCCGTTGCGCTATGGGCTGGGTGGTCAGAGACTAGCGCCCCGCCCTTTGTTATGTTATAACGTAACAAACCTATACGGGGCAGACGCATGATTGAACACAAACACGCCGCTTTCGAGTTGAAAAAAGAACCTGACGCGGATGGTGAATTTGAGGGCTATGCGTCGGTTTTTGGCATTGTTGACCAAGGGCTTGATGTGGTTGAGCGCGGGGCGTTTACCAAGTCTCTAGGCACTGGCCGCAAGGTCAAAATGCTTTGGCAACACGACACAAATCAGATTGTCGGCGTATGGGATGAAGTGCGCGAGGACGAGCGTGGGCTATTCGTTAAGGGCCGTTTGCTAAAAGGCATCAAGCAGGCCGAAGAAGCTATGGTAATGCTGCGTGCTGGTGCGCTGGATAGCATGTCAATTGGCTATCGCACTGTTGAAGCCGTTGCAGAAGGCGGCGGGCGCATTCGCAAGCTTATGGAATTGGATTTGCACGAGATTAGCTTGGTGACATTTCCCATGCTGCCCGATGCAAAGGTGACGGACGTTAAGGCGCTGTCAACAGAACGTGAATTTGAGGCTTTCCTGCGGGATGCAGGATATAGCCGCAAGGAGGCCACGGCGCTCGCGCTGCACGGCTTCAAGGGCCTAACCGGACTGCGGGATGCTGGATCGGATGACGGCGATGAAAAGGCGAAAGCCTTATTGCAATCATTGGAACAGCTAAGAGGAGCATTCCGCCATGACTGACGAAATCAAAAAAGCGGTTGATACTATCAACACCGCGTTTACCGAGTTCAAAGCCGCAAACGATGCGCGCTTGAAAGAGATTGAATCAAAGGGCGCGGCTGATCCCGTGACCGAATCCAAGCTGGCCAAGATCGAGGCCGATTTGGACGCAGCCCAAAAAACCGCCGACGCTGCGGTTCTGGCATCTAAGCGCCAATCGCGCATTGTGACAGATGCAAAGGGCAACGAGGTTGACCTTGACCAAAAGGCGCTTGCATGGGCTGATATGATCGCCCGCAAATCCGGCACCCGCGCGTCCAATTTTGGCGCAAAGGAAATGGACGGGTATAAGGATCAATTCATGTCCTACCTGCGCAAAGGCGATCAGGTTATGGGCGCAAACGAAATGAAGGCGCTGTCGGTCGGTTCAGATCCAGATGGCGGCTTTGTGGTCTACCCTGATATGTCGGGCCGCGTTGTTTCCAAGGTCTTTGAGACATCGCCTATGCGCGCATACGCTTCCGTGCAGACTATCAGCACCGACGCGCTGGAAGGCTTGTTTGATCTGGACGAGGCCGCATCCGGTTGGGTTTCTGAAACCCAAGCACGCGCCGAAACCAGCACGCCACAGTTGAAAACATGGCGCATTCCTGTGCATGAGTTGTATGCATTCCCCAAAGCTACACAAAAGATTTTGGATGATGCCGCAATCAACTTGGAAGCATGGCTGTCGGGCAAGGTTTCCGAAAAGTTCGCCCGTGACGAGGCTGCTGCCTTTGTCAATGGCGACGGTGTATCCAAGCCACGCGGCTTCCTGACCTATCTGACCGGAACCACATTGCCGGGTACGATTGAGCAGGTTGCGACTGGTGTATCCGGCGCGTTTGCCGCTGCACCATCGGGCGGTGATGTGTTGATTGATGCGCTGTATGGCCTCAAAGCGCAGTATCGCGCCAATGCCACATGGTTTATGAACCGCGCCACCACTAAGCTTGCACGCAAGCTGAAGGACAGCGACGGCTCTTATATCTGGTCGCCAGGTATTGCCGCCGGTCAGCCCGCGTCCATCTTGGGTTATCCAACGGCATCCTTTGAGGATATGCCAGATCCAGCCGCTAACTCGCTCTCGATTGCGGTTGGCGATATGCGCGCGGCCTATCAGATCGTTGATCGGGTTGGTATCCGCGTGCTGCGTGACCCCTACACCGCCAAGCCTTACGTTGGTTTCTACACCACTAAGCGTGTCGGTGGGGATGTAGTAAATTTTGAAGCGCTCAAGATCGTGCGTTTTGGGGCTTAATAACAACAAGCTGGGGGTGATCCTGCCCCCAGCTATTTCTAACGCATAAGGAGTACAATCAATGCGTGATGGTCTTTCAAATACCCAAGTGATCCGGGGTGCGGATCAAACGTTGTCGGGCGTTACTGCAAACGCATCGGCGGCTTTTAGTGTTCGCGGCTTTGGTTCGGCGGCTTTCGATCTGGAAACCGGCGCTGTAACTGATGCAGGCACGGCGGCTGGATTTACGATGGTTCTGCAACATTCCGACACGCTTGTCGGCACTGATTTTGTTGCGGTTCCCGCTGGTGAATTTTCTGGCACCGCCACTGTAATTGATGACGCTGCGGACAATGTTATCGCAGGGTCTATCGGTTATCTTGGCAACAAGCGCTATGTGCGCGGCGTATGCACAGGCACCACTGGCACAAACGCGGTTGTCCATGTCAAGGGAAATCTTGGTAAGCCACACCGTGCGCCTGTAACCCGCGTTGGCGCTACAATCGCCACTACCTGATTTTAGAAGCGGGGCGGCATGTCTGCCCCGTCACTAAGCACAGGAGGCACCATGAAAGCCGTATTGCATCAAGATTGGGCGTGCGCGCCGCAAGGCCACACCACACACCACTTCAAAGCGGGCGACGTGCTGGAAGGCAAGGCCGCTGAATTGGCGATTGCCGATGGTGTTGGATTTAATCCAGTTGAAGAAACCAAGGTTTTGCCAGTGATGGAAACCAAGCGCAAGCAAATCAAGCAAACTAGGGGCGGCAAGTAATGGCACAAAATACAACCAAGGTTATCCCGACCGGAGTATGGACGCAGTTGACGGATGCAAGCGTAACGGCGATTACGTTCCAAGTGCGCCCGACCGCGTTTGGTGTGTTTATCAAAGGCACAACTGACGCGACAGCACCGACGAATACGGATGGCGCTATTTATTATCCGCCAAATTCGGGCGAGGCAAAAGTGCTTTTGTCTGATTTGTTCCCCGGCATTGCTGCGGTTCGGATCTGGGCTTTATCAGATGCTCCTTCCCTTGTTATGGTATCACATGCTTAACATTCAATCCCCGCTATCTGGTATTCGGTCGCCTTTTGGGCGGCGTGGTGGCTTTTCCCCTGCATTGCTATTCGCGAGTGGTGAACCCGGCGTATGGTATGATCCTTCTGATCTCTCGACACTGTTTCAGGACAGCGCGGGAACAACGCCTGTAACGGCGGCAGGGCAGACTGTTGCGCTGATGCTGGATAAGCACTTGCAGACCACGTTTGAAGCTAGACGAAACCTGCTGACGTATACGGAGCAGTTTGATAATGCGGTTTGGACTAAGACCGCAGGCGTAACCGTCACCGCAAATGCAGCGATTGCACCAGACGGAACGACAAGCGCCGATTTGGTCGAGTTTACTGCAAGCGGTGCAGACGTTCAGGTTTTACAGCAAAGTTTGAATATAACTTCTGGTGAACACACCGGGACGTTCTATATCAAAGCCGCTACGGAGTTTGACGTTGGAAAAGTTCTTCTGACTAGAAATATCGCCGCCGCCTCTTATTTGTCTATAACGCTCACTGCTGATTACCAAAGAGTTTCTAGGACTGAAACAAACACTAGCGGCGTCAGAGAAATTAGCATCACTGACCGCCCAGGATTAGGGTCTACCGAAGGAAATATCAGCGTCTACATCTGGGGTGCTCAACTCGAACTAGGCTCCACCGCCACCGCACATCAAGCCATCGAAGTATTGCCTACATCGTGGACCGGCTACCACGCCACGCAAGCAATTG